TACCTAAATATTGAAGGTAGATTAAAGAAAAGAGATCTTGAAGGAATACCAGCATTAGACCTCTCTAGATTTCATGTAATAGGTTCTCAGCAAGGCAAGATTCTACACGCTGAAGAATACCTGCAAATTGGAGAAAGAATTATTAATGAAATTCCTGGATGTGTTCTAATCATAGACTCGTACTCTGCATTATGTACAGAAGCAGAAATTACATCTGATATGGATAAAATGCAAAGAGCAGACGGGGCTAAACTTTTGGCTAAGTTTTGTCGTAAAGTCGCTAATGTTATTCCTGTTAATAAGAATATCGTTATTGGTATTACTCACTTAATGGGTAATCCAACTGGTTATGGTGCAGAATTTAAAGAAAAGTCTGGGCAAGCTATCGCATATCAGACTGATATCAAACTCAGAGCAAAAACATTCAAGCCTTGGTTGCTGGGTACCGATAATACTCAAATAGGACAAGAGATAGAATGGCAAGTTATATGTTCAGCATTGGGACCACCCGGAGCAACAACAACCAGTTATATTAGATACGGTCAGGGTATTGATAAATGTACCGAAATTATCAATCTAGCTTCCGATGTTGGTATTATTCATAAGGGTGGTGCTTGGTATACTATTACCGTATTAGAGGATAAGCCTAAATTCCAAGGGTCAGAAAAGGTAAGAAACTATCTATTAGAAAATCCTACCGCTTATGCTACTGTTGAAAATGCTGTAAAAGAAGTATTAGGAATTAATAAATGAATATAGTCGATTTGGATGGGAATTCTCATTCTTGGCACTTGACAGGTTACATTGCGAAGGGTAAAATGCAAAATAAGTCATCTTTTCATCTGGAAGCCAGAAAGATTCTGACTAAAAATTTTCCAACCATGCAAATACTGGAGGAAGTTCCAGTACCATTGCGTAAATCGGAAACTTTGTATTTAGATTTTTATATTCCTCTATTAAAGATGTCGGTAGAAGTGCATGGAGAGCAGCATTATAAGTTCATACCATTCTATCATAATTCTAGAATTTCTTTTCTCAAGTCTCAAAAAAGAGATCATGATAAACAAGAATGGTGTGAAAAAAATGGAATCAAATATATAGTATTAGGATATATGGAATCTCCAGAAGTATGGGAACAAAGGATTACCAACAATGAATAGAAGTGCGAAAGAAGATTTACAACACTGGGATAAGGTGCTTGACGAATACGAAAAGAGTATTTCGCTGCCAGAGTATGCTCAATCATATGGTGTGTCAGAACAAGAAATGAACACATATTTAACAATGTCTCGTGATGAAATTGAGAAGCTATCTCCAGAAGATTGTGCTCAAATATCCTACAGACTTGGACAGTTTGCTTTTCATGTTCAAAGAACAATTAACAGAGAAATTGCCAGACAGAATTGGGCTGAAGAGTCTATTAAAGAGACAATAGCGGATGAAGTGAATAATTATAAAGGATATGGCTATATTGAAAAATCTTTACAAGCCATAAAGCATAATGATAAAGCACAGTCTTTGAGCAGTATTAAGAAGTATGCTAAGCAAAGAAGTGACAGACTATCTTATATAGCAAATAGTTTAAAGAATTTATCTGATATCATGTTGTCCATTCAAAGAGCAAAGGTGAGTCATGGATCCTAAAGAAGTGCTAAATAATCCAGAAAATGTTAAGTTGTTAATAAACCTACTACAAAGTCTATTGCCCAATGACCAAACTCCTGAACAAGAAGCAAAGACAGAAACCAAATCTTCAAAGTCTAAAATGAAGACAAAGAGTCGTCAAAGAGGCAGGACTCAAAATGATAGCGAAGAATCGGTAAATAAATTTGCTAAAATGCCAGAGTTTAGTATGCATAAAGAAGATAGTTCAATAGACAAAAAGCTATCAAAACATCCTCCGGTAGCAAGAATGAGAGAGTTTGAACCAGTACAAGTAACATGCAGAATTTGTGGTAAGACAGAGATTGTTAGTCCTGGTTTAATATTTGAGGGCGCCTCAAGATACAAATGTAATAACTGTTCAACTCAAGCAGGGTAATTATGATTTTATGTGATCCTTCCGCAGAAAGAGCGGTACTGAGCGGTATATTGAAGTATGGTGAAGATGCCTACTTGGATATTTGTGATATAATCCAAGAAGGCGCATTTACTATTGACAGCAATCAAATAATTTATAAATGCATTAAGAATATCTGTGATAAAAATCCTCAGACTAAACTAGATCTAGCATCTATCTACTCGTCTGCCCAAGAGTTGGGACTATCAGACGTTTTATCCAAAAAAGAGGAAGCGCAGCACTTAAAAGCTATATTCGATTTTCCAGTTAATCTAGAAAACGTTAGGAAGTTTGCTGCCAAAATCAAGAAGCTAGAAATAGCCAGATTACTACATAAAGAACTAGAGAATGCTCAGGAACAACTATTAGATGTTACTGGGTCAGAGAATATATCTTCTATTATAGGTATAGCAGAAGAGTCTATCTTTAATTTCTCTTCTTCTTTGTCAACTGACGGTGATTCTTCTCCATCTTCTATAGGCAAAGACATTGATGATTATATTAAGTTTTTGCAAGAACATAAAGTAGATCAAATTGGTATATCTACAGGATTTCCAGTTTATGACCAGTCTATTGGAGGGGGTTTGCGTCGTGGAACAGTTAATGTAATAGCGGCCAGACCAAAGGTGGGCAAGACATTACTATCAGACAATATGGGTTATTATATTGCTAGTAAGTTAAAAATACCAGTATTGAATATGGATACTGAAATGACTAGGGAAGACCACGTTCATCGTATTCTTGCTATGTCATCAGAACTAGAAATATCCAAAATAGAAACTGGTAAGTTTGCAGATACTCCAGGATCTATGTCTAAAATGCAAGCAGCTGTAGCTGAATTAAAAGCCAGTAGACTGTATCATCATAGTATTGCTGGCAAATCATTCGAAGAACAATTAGCATTAATGAGGAGGTGGATAGTTAAAGAGGTTGGACTTAATGATGACGGCACAGCTAAAGAGTGCGTAATTTTTTATGACTATCTAAAGCTCATGGACTCTGCCGGTATCTCTCAAGACATGAAAGAATATCAGGTTCTTGGCTTCATGATGACATCATTACATAACTTTGCCGTTAAATATAAGGTACCAATAGTAGCCTTTATACAATTAAACAGAGACGGTATTTCCAAGGAAAGTACAGATACCGCTAGCGGATCAGACAGAATCATTTGGCTCTGTAGCAATTTCACTATCTTTAAAAGAAAGTCAGATGAGGAGATTGCTGAAGATGGTCCAGATAATGGGAATCGTAAGTTAGTGCCATTAATTAGTCGTCACGGAGGAGGATTAGACGATAATGATTATATTAATTGTCACATGAAGGGTTGGTGTGCCAAAATAGTAGAAGGTAAAACTCGTTTAGAATTAGTTAACAACGTTCAGACCAAAAAAGATGGATTTATAGTTAGTAACAATGAATATAATGAAGAAGAAGCAGAAGAAATACCATTCGTATGATCAGCATCAATTAAAGCATCTATCTGATGTGGTCTGTGATGATATAGAGAATTTACTCAGTCATCTCGGAATAACATCTTATAGAATGCTTGATAAAATGGTTATCATGAGTTGTCCAATCCACGGAGGAGATAACGACTCCGCGTTTAATCTGTATCATCAAGGAGACTCTTATAGAGGTAACTGGAAATGCAGAACCCATCAATGTGAAGAAATTTTTAAGTCGTCTATTATTGGGTTTATTAGAGGTTGTTTGTCTCATGAAAAGGGATGGTCTAAATCAGGAGATCCAGTAGTATCTTTTGGTGAAGCTCTGGAGTTTGCTATTGATTTTAGTAAGTCTGATTTGGCCAATATCAAGGTCTCAAAAAGAGCCAAAGAAAAATCTACTTTTATAAATGCCATAAAAAATATTCAATCAAATGATAGGCCAATAAATCTTGGTACTGTTCCCAGATCATCTGTGGTTAAAGCTCTGTCTATTCCATCTCAATACTTTTTAAATAGGGGCTTCAGTGAGGACGTATTGCGCAAATATGACGTTGGAGACTGCTTAGATCCTAACAAGGAAATGTGTGACAGGGCGGTGGTTCCTGTTTATGATGATAGTGGTCAAAATATGACAGGTTGTACTGGACGAACCTTCTATAATAAATGTATCAAATGTGGAGGATTCCATAAAACCGAATCAGATTGCCCATCTGACAATGAGGTATGGAAGTACTGTAAATGGAGACATAATAAAAACTTTAAAACACAAGAGTATTTGTATAATTATTGGTTCGCTAAAGAGCATATCTCGTCTTCTCATACTGTGATTCTGGTAGAAAGTCCTGGAAATGTATGGAGACTAGAAGAAGCAGGAATACATAATTCTGTGGCAATCTTTGGAGCATCATTAAGTCACAAGCAAAAGATGTTATTAGATATTTCTGGAGCCATGAACATAGTAACAATTATGGATAATGATAAGGCTGGCGAGGCTGCTGCTAAGAATATAGAAGAAAAATGTTGTAGAACATATAACATTAAACACATTAAGTTAACAGCAAACGATATTGCAGAAATGTCTACAAAAGATATTCATGAATATATTTTACCACAACTACAAGGATACTCTATATGATAGTGCTAGGTATATCTGGACGAAAACAATCCGGCAAAACAACAGCTGGTAACTTTATATTATCTCTGCATCTGTCTAAACTAGGCTTGGCAGAAAAGGTATTACTAGACGACGAAGGACAGATACTACTTTCTGATTTTGGCGGAAATAAAGAGTACGAAGGATTATTTCAACCACACATAATACCAAAGACAGATATTAATGCCCAAAGCTTATTGCAAAAACTATATAGTAAAATCAAAATATATAACTTTGCAGATGTTTTAAAACAAGACATTTGCATGAATATTCTAGGATTGGAATATAATCAATGTTATGGTAGTGATGATGAAAAAAATCAAACCACACATTTGCAATGGGAAAACAAGCAGCTGTCTGGCAGAGATGCTATGCAAATTATAGGAACGGACATATTTCGTAAATTAGATCCTGACGTTTGGGTAAAAGCAACCATCTCTAAAATAGTCAGAGAAAAACCAGATATTGCTATAATTACAGACTGTCGTTTTCCTAACGAGGTTGAGTCAATTCAAAATATTGGTGGCAAAGTATTAAGACTAACTAGAAATCCACATAATTCTGATCATCTTAGCGAATCCATATTAGATAAAGATAAATTTGACTGGTCTAAATTTGATTACGTTATAGATAATGTTAATTCGTCAATATATGATCAGGTGTCTCAAATTAAAACATTACTAGAAAACCTCTTAGGACTCACTACATGATAATAACATACTTTAGAAGTTCTTCTTACAATACTCATAGTCTCTGTGAACAGCAATATTTTGCTGAATATGTACTAGGGTGGCGGGGTCCGTCTGGTCAAAAGGCAGATAAAGGAACAATAACTCATAAAGTTCTAGAAATTTTAGCAGTTATTAAAAAGGCACAACAAGACAATCTAGACACTGTAGAAGACGATGTCTTTGGTTTAATAAATGTACATAGCTATAATCTGGATGAAATTATTGATAAAGTCTACGATTATTATACTCAACAAACACAGCACCATAAATGGTCTCCCAAAGACTTAAAAGATTGTCGGGCTTGGGTATATAAAGCAATCGAGTTTAACAATGGGATGTTTGATCCTAGAAATAGAAATGTTCTATGTCCAGAACAACACTTTGACTTTGAGATATCTAAACCATGGGCTAAATATTCGTATGATGTAGAAGATAAGAAGATTACTGGTAATTTAGCTCTTAAGGGAACTATTGACCTAATAACTCTGGTTAATGATACCACCATAGAAATTATAGACTGGAAAACTGGTAGGAGACTTGACTGGGCTACAGGAGAAGAAAAGACTCAAGAAAAATTGGAAAGAGATCCTCAATTAAGAATATATCATTATGCTATTAAGCATTTATATCCTAAGATTAACCATATAATGTTCTCTATTTATTTTATTAATGATGGAGGTCCATTTACTATATGTTTTAATGATTCTGACTTAGCAGAAACAGAGAACATGCTGAGGGCTAAGTACGAACTTATTAAAAATACTAAAAAACCCAGATTACATAAAAGCTGGATGTGTAACAAATTATGTCATTTTGGCAAAACAACTTTTGACAATACTAATGTCACTCCTATAACAGAATATAGAGACGGTCAAACATGCTCTGTTGGCCAAACCATGACAAAGTGTGAACAGGTAAAACATGATCTTGATCTTTACGGAATCGACACTACAATGAACTTGTACAAGCACCCGAAACACTCTATTGGATTATACAAGGCCCCAGGAACAGTATGACTAAAACTTATGCCGCATTGCATACACACTCTCACTACAGCCTATTGGACGGTATCAGCAAGCCTCATCAGATTGCTCAAAGATGTGCTAACACTGGGATTAAATCGTGTGCATTAACTGATCATGGTTCTATTTCTGGATGTGTTCAATTTTTCCAAGCTCTTAAAGCTCAAAATATAAAGCCAATACTAGGTTGTGAACTTTATATTTCCCATGAAGATTCTAACATCAAAACTAAAGAAAATAGCAAGCTTAGTCATTTTTTAGTATTGGCGAAGAATTTAAAGGGGTGGCGTAATTTAATCTCAATAGCTTCCGAAACCAATAAAGAAGAAAATTTTTATCATAAGCCAAGAATTAGTATGGACAGACTAGCTAATTTTTTGGATGGGAATATTATAGGGTTCTGTGGTCATTTGGGATCTCTCTTGCCAGATCTATTAGAAAACCAGTCTGGAACAATGGATAAGATAGGTATAGATTTTGTAGCTAAAATGAAAGAAATATTTGGTCAAGAGAACTTCTTTTTAGAAGCACAGCTTATGGACCAAGCACTCAATCCTGCACAAAGAGACATAACAGATTTTGTTCGTTCTTTGGGCAGTAAAACAAAAACAAAAGTAATATGCACACCAGATGCTCATTATTGCACAAAAGAAGACGCCATAGACCAAAGAATTCTACTATGTAACAATCTGAAGACTACTTTAGTAGATGTGAATAAAAAGCTATTAGCTAATCAAGATGTTCCATTGAGTTGTTTTTTTCAGTCAGATAATTATCACATACTATCTCCAGAAGAGATGAGTGATATTCATACAGAAGAAGAGATCGAAAACACTTTGTATGTAGACTCGCTATGTGAAGAATACAATATATTGAGCAAGCCATCCCTTCCAACGTTTGAATGTCCCAATAATGCTGATCCAGACGAATATCTTAGACAACTTTGTCGAGATGGCTGGAGAGAAAAGATTGCTGATAAAGTTCCAGAGTCTGAACACGAAACCTATGTTAATCGTATCAAGTTTGAATTAAAAGTTCTACAAGGTGCTGGATTATCTAGTTATTTTTTAATTATTCAAGATATTGTCAATTATGTTAAGTCCAATGGATGGCTACCAGGACCGGGTAGAGGTAGTGCTGCTGGATGTTTGGTATCATATCTTGTCGGTATTACAGATATTAATCCTATTAAGTATGATTTGTTGTTTGAGAGATTTTATAACGAAGGAAGAAATACTGCAGATCATATATCCATGCCAGATATTGATGTGGACGTACCAATTACCAAAAGACAATATGTCATAGACTATATTAAAGATAAATATGGAATAGAAAAAGTATCTCAAATGATAACTTTTAATACTATGAAAGGTAGAGGAGCTTTAAAGGAAGTTTTAAGAGTTTATGGTAATATATCCTTTGATGAAATGAACAGAATTACTAAAAGTATTCCTGACGAAGCAAAAATTGCAGACGAATTGCAAGAAATGAAAGAAGATACTGGAGAAGCTTCTATCATACGTTGGGCTTTAGAAAATAATGTTGACAAACTCAAGGAATGGTGCTATATATCTAATGACAACGTTCTGGAGGGACCACTGGCCAAAAGATTTGAGCAAGCAATCAGGCTGGAAGGAACCAAGTCAAATCAATCTAAACATGCTGCTGGTGTAGTTATTAGTAGCAAAAAACTTAGTTCTGTATGTCCAATGGTATATGACACAAAGAATAAACAGGCCATAGCCGGTATGGAAATGCAGGATTTAGAAAGTCTTGGTTTAATTAAATTTGATATTCTGGGCGTTGCTATGTTGGATAAAATTATGACAATATCAGACATATTAAAATATGGAGAATAATCATGGAAAAGAAATTTGAAGAATTAGTGCTCGGTGATAAATTCACTGTTAACAATGTTGAATACGTTAAGACAGAAGAAGTCAGAGTTAGTTGTTGCAGATCTATCAACTGTCAAGTAGCAGCTGATAATAACCAGAAGGCATTTTTCCCAGGTTCAACAGTAGTAGTGGTAAATGGCTAATTTACAAAAAATTTGCGTATTTGATCTTGAAACCGACGGGATTAATCCCGACACATGTAGTCCTGTTCAGATTGCTGCTATAATGATCGATCCATATCGACTAGAAGTTATACCAGATTCTGAATTTAATATTACGATAAAGCCAGAAGCTTTAGAAAATAATATTGATTATGCTTATGGAGATTCTGATGTTCTAGACTTTCATGCGAAAGTTAGGTCTAGTACTAAAGATGCTATTTTAGCTGACTGGAAGTCCTATCAAAAGCAAGAAAATGGATGGCAATTATTTGTATCATATCTGAATATGTATCATTCACGATCAAGCGGTAAAAAATCATGTTTTACTGCTCCGATTGCTGCTGGGTATAATATCAACAGATTTGATTTACGAATAATGGAGAGGCTTAGTAAAAAATATGACAATCTTAATAAAGAGGGTCGTTCAGATCTTTTTTATCCAAGAGATGTTATAGATTTGATGAATTTGGTTTTTTATTGGTTTGAAGGAAATAATGAACTTAAAAACTATACACTAGATAACCTTAGAGACTATCTAGGAATTAGTAAAGAGGGCGCTCACGATGCTCTTAAAGACGTTAAGGATACGGCAGATATTTTAATTCGTTTTCTTAGACTACATCGTAATATTTCGAATAAAGTAAAATTTAAATCAGCATTTACCGTTGGATAAATATGTCAGACTCTTTTGTATTTGATTGTGGATGTAAATTTGAAGTATTAGATAAGGGTGGAGAATTTCCTAAAATAAAATTTTCTCCCAAACTATCTAACATTAGTTTAGAATGCTATAAAACATGGGAACTGATATCCGAAGGCAATACTAAAGGATGTTTTCAGCTAGAGTCCAGATTAGGACAAACCATGGCCCGGAAATTAAAGCCTCAAAATATTGAGCAGCTATCTGGCTTGATCAGTATTCTTAGGCCGGGTTGTCTTGAGGCACATAGAGATGGTAAAAGCGTAAGCAATCATTATATAGATAAAAAGAATGGCTTAGAGTCTATTGACTATTTCCATCCAGCACTAGAGCCAATCTTAAAACATACCTATTCTGAAATGATTTACCAAGAACAGGCTATGTCTATAGCTAAAGAGCTAGCGGGTTTCAATTTACAAGAAGCAGACGATCTAAGAAAAGCCATTGGTAAAAAGCAAGCAGATAAAATGGCAAAAGTCCGTAAGAAGTTTATAGAAGGATCTAAGCAGACTGGGAAACTATCAGAACCAGAAGCAGAACAAATATTCGAATGGATTGAAAAATCACAAAGATACTTATTTAATGCTAGTCATTCCATAAGCTATGCAATGAATGCTTATTTATCAGCGTATGCTAAAGCACATTTCCCCAAGATCTTTTTTGCATCATATCTCAGGTTCGCTAAGGACAAAATAGATCCTCAACAGGAAATAAAAGAGTTGGTTAGAAATGCTATGGAGATGGATATAGAAGTCCATATTCCTGACTTTAGAAATTTAAATGAGCTTTTCATATTGAAAAATCAAAAGATATACTTTGGCTTAACAGACATAAAGGGGGTAGGACAGTCTGTATACAAGAAAATATTAGAACTAACAAAGAACACGAATGTTAATGATATAACGTGGCCACAAATGGTCGGCAATATTCTGATGAATATAAACTCTGTTGCAGCCAAGGCTTTGATTAGTAGCGGCGCATTTGACTACTATAAGAAAAATAGATCAGAGATGCTCTTCGAATATGAAATATGTTCTGGATTAACCAAAAAAGAGCAAACGGTATTTAATATTTACTCAAAGACCATGATAGATAGTACTATAATAGACATTCTCAGTGCTTTATATACTGAAACTAAACTAATCAGAGGACGAAAAGAAACAATAGCGAACTATATAAGATCATTAGGACATCCGCCTTACTCCTTAATTGATAAAATAGAATGGTTATCAGATCAAGAAAATGATTTACTAGGGGTTGGTATCACATGCTCTAAACTTGATGTTTATGATATTACTATGGCCAATTGTAATTGTAAAACATTCAAGACATCATTGCTAAAAGAAAACATAGTTTTAGTAGGAGAGATTGGGAATGTTAATGTTACTAAAACTAAGAGCGGTAAGAATCCGGGTCTAGAGATGGCTTTTGTTACCATAGAGGATCAATACGGAACTTTGGATTCTGTGGTCTTTTTTCCTGAACAGTTTTCCCAGTATAGATCTTATTTATTTATAGGTAATATTTTAGTCTTTTCAGGAAATAAAAGCAAAAGCAAGGACGGTCTGATCGTAGAAAAGTGTTTTGAGCCTATAACTTGACAATCAACGGCTCATTGCTATAATGTAGTAGTTGCGTGATTTCTTTTTTACAAGGAGTTTGATATATATGAATATTACATTGCTTAGAGGTAATCTTGCTCGTGATCCAGAATTAAGGATTGTTAATACTGGTGGCAAGCAAACATCTGTTGTTAATTTTACAGTAGCTGTATCTCGTGAATATACGAAGGCTAGTGGCGACAAAGACAAGATTACTTCTTTCATTAATTGTGAAGCTTGGGATAGTGGTGCCGAGATGATTGCTGAGTCATTCAAGAAGGGTGATTTGGTTATGGTCGAGGGATCTTTAAGGAACGATACCTGGGAAAAGGACGGAGTTAAGCACAGTAGTCTTAAGGTTAGAGTAAATAACTTTTCTAAGATCACTCGCTTAACAAAGAACAGCAAGCAGGACTCATCCGAACCTGTAGCGTTTTAATCTTATGAGAATGTAAGGAAACAATAAACGGGGGTCTGTGATGAGCAGGCCCCTGTCTATTTTTTATGACAAAAAACAATAAATTAAAAATCTTGATGTGCTCTGAAGCCAGTTTTATTCATTCTGGTTTCGGTATATATGCAAAAGAACTACTAACTCGTTTACACAAAACCAATAAGTATGAAATAGCAGAATTCGCTTCTTATGGTTTTGTTAATGATCCGAGGGATGTATCTATTCACTGGAAATACTACGCCAATGCTGTTAAAGATTCAGACCATAGACATAAAGAATATTCGTCCAGAGTAGACAATCAGTTTGGACGCTGGCGTTTTGAAAAGGTTTTATTGGACTTTAAACCAGATATCGTTATTGATGTTCGTGATTATTGGATGAGTGCTTACCAAGGATCCTCTCCTCTTAGAAAATTTTTCCATTGGATATTAATGCCAACAGTAGATTCTTCACCACAGCAAGAAGAATGGATAGATACCTTCTTAGACGCAGATGCAGTCTTTACATACTCTGATTGGGGTGCGGAAGTTCTTAAAGAGCAATCATCTAACAAGATTAATTATATAGATACTACTTCCCCTGGCGTGGATATTAATACCTTTAAGATAAAAAACAGAAGCGATATTAAACAACAGCTTGGACTATCTCCTGATTCTATCATAATAGGATCAGTTATGCGTAACCAAAAACGCAAACTAATACCAGAATTATTTACCACTTTCAGAGAAGTCCTAGATAGATTAGAAGCCTCTAATAGTTCTTTGGGAGAGAATCTATATCTATATCTTCATACTAGCTATCCTGATATGGGTTGGGATATTCCTGAACTACTAAGACAGTCAAGAGTTAGTAATAGGGTTCTATTCACCTATATATGTAAAAACTGTAAGACAACCCAGTGCTCTGTATTTACTGGCCCACAAAAGGTTTGTGTAAAATGTATGAGCAAAAGCATGACCTTTCCATCTGTAACAGAAGGTGTATCTTCTGACACTCTGAGTAGCATATACAACATATTTGATCTTTATGTTCAGTACTCAATCTGTGAGGGATTTGGTATGCCGCAGGTGGAGGCTGGGGCTTGTGGTGTGCCGATAGCTACCGTGGATTATAGTGCTATGTGTGATATAGTTAAAAAATTAAAAGCCTACCCAATCAAGATACAAACTCTATTTAAAGAACTAGAAACAAAAGCTTTACGGGTTTATCCAGATAATAATGATTTAGCTAATTATATAATTGATTTTATCAATAAGCCAAAACCAACCAGAGAAAAATTAAGACATGAAATTCAAGATCTGACACATCAGCACTATAATTGGGATAATATTGCTCAAAAATGGGAAAAGTATTTTGACGAATTAGATGCAAAGGGATATAGGTCTAAATGGAATACTGGAAAATATGAGACACCAGTAATCAAAGAGTCAAATATTGATCCTCAGACCCATTTTGATAGACTTATTGGAATATGCAATAATAATTTCCAAGAAACAGAACTCATAGGATCATACAAAATGTTAGAACTGCTTAAAAATGCAGACTATGGATTTGTACAATCTAGTGCTACATCAATGGCTCCTTTTGATTTTAATAATACTCTTGACTATATTAATACTATGATAGATAATAATAATCAAGCAGAAAATGTTAAGAATAATAATGTTAAATTTGATGAAGATTTTATCACATACGCACACCTGAAAAACGTAACCTAATAATGAATAATACTCTATACATTGGACCATATCGACAAAGAGATATTAATGGATTGTGGTCAACAGCATTAATACAAAACATGCTTAGCGACCGATCAAAAAATATATCACTAAGACCAATATTTCTTGATAGTAAATGTGCTATAAAGAATATAGACGAAGCTCTATGTCGTCAAGAAAATATACACTTATCAAAGATTGATACTGTTATTCAGCATGTTCCTTTGAATAAGGCTTGTGTTATAGATTCGGTAGACAGAAACATATTAATACCAATTATAGATACGAACCTTGTACCAAAAGATGTTATAGATAAAGTCCTAAGGTTTGACGGAATATTAGTAGACAACAAGCCAGATGTTATCAGGTTTTCTCAAGCTTACCCCACATTGCAAAAACTAGTTAAGAACATAGATTATGTTTTTGATGTTGATTCATCTTATAAAGCTGGATTTAATATAGGGCTACTAAACAATAGTGAAAAACTATACATGGTATGCAATTATAGAACAAATGTCAGAGTTATATATGATACTATAGTATCATTTATTGGAAATCTAAGATCTAAAGATATAGTATTGGTTTTGTTCACTCTGGATATATCCTCATCTGAAAAGGCTGAATTGC